GTAAAAGAATTTGCTAACATGATCATTCGATCATCTGTATAAGAGTCAGTTACAGCTAAGTTGGCAAAAGTTCCAGCTACAGTCAAGTTTCCTTGAACTGTGAGATCATCATTCATTGTGACGGCAGCACTGAAAGGGGTGGTTCCGTCTATAATATTAGCTACATTGTCTTGAACTATATCAAGATTAGCACTTATGTGGGTAAAAGTTGCGAGGTCGTTAGCACGGGCTAAAAATAAGGTTGCAGATACGTTAGCTTTTGTATCGAGAGAAGCATTTGCAAAAGTTCCTAATGAGTCTACATTAGCACGTACTAATACAACATTAGCTTCTGCAGCTACAACATTGCTCTGAACTGTATTGATAGAAGTTAAATTTACGGCAACATTATCTTGTATAACATTAAGATTAGCATTAAGTCGAGTTTCAGATGCAGCTGAATTAGCATTAGCATCCAGCAAGTCAAGCGTAATTGTCCCAGTTTGAAAATGCCTTGCCTGAATAGCGGCGTTTTGCATTTTATCAGCTGAGATTACGTTTGAGCTTATAGATGCTGTTGTAATACGAGTTAATGCCATTTATACTTCCTTACTTAGAGTCTTCTTCAAGCTCCGCAAAAAATTCTGCTAAAAAGTCTTTTTGTTCAAGAGGTTTTTCGTTTTCAAATTCTTCATCCTCAAAAAACTCTTTGATAAAGTCTTCTACTTGTTGATCTATAGTTGGTGGTGCTATAAGATCATCATAATCTTCATTTACACAAGCACATTTAACAAAGGTCTTAATCCAATCAATGTTTTCTTCTGTGTTTTTTTCGATATCACCTAAAAACCATTTTACCTCAGAAGCTCTGATTTCTCCATTAAATTCTTCATAGTAAACATCAGTTATATCACCCTGAACCATTTCAGTAATTTTAGATTCTTTTTCTCCTATAATATCAAGAGGAAAAGACCGTATTAGTCGAGGAGCTGATTTACCTTTTGTTAGATCTCGATATACACAATATACAGTTTTAGCATTGTCTTCATCGATATGAAATTTATAGTATTCCAATATTTTTGTTCCTTTTATGTTTTAATAATATAGTTCACTACAGAGGTTGGAATCGTAGTTGCATGAGTGTGTGTAGCCTGCGTCACACCTGTAACTAAAGCAAGTTGTGAAGTATCTTTAGTACCGCTAGTAAGAGCATCAGCTGCAGTTGTAGTTAAAGTCAAATCGCCTGAACCATCTGCAGCAGTTGTTGTAACAGAAGAAGCACTCATAGACCCTGTCTGTGTTCCGAGAGTACTATTATTAGTTCCTTTACCTAAAGGAATCCTATCTCTTAAATCAGGTACATTAAATGTTGATGACCCATCTCCAACTCCATACCCAGTGCCTGCTACTGCAAACAAAGCAGCATAAGTAGTTCTTGAGACAGCAGTCCCGTCACATAAAAGATAACCAGAAGGAGCAGATGAGCCGCTCCACGCTATTACAGAACCTGCAGGAACAATAGGCACAGGAGCTGTTGTTCCTCCTTGTATTGCTGATTGAAGTGCTAGGTTAGAAGCCATTGGAGCGTAAGCACTAGCTTGGTCATATAAGTTTAAACCTGAAGTAACCCCAGCTGCGCTATCAATCCAGACAAGAGCCACATTAGCTGCGTTACGAGTACCAAAACCAAGAGAGGTGTCACTGCCAGCAGCAGAAGATAACTTTAGGGTAGCTGCAGCCCCTGCTCCACCATCGCCTGTGCCAGTTGTAAAGTCGGCCTTAGCAAGTAGTACGTTACCGTCTTTAATTCTATCTGCTGTGATAGTTGAAAGAGCTATCATGGTATTTGTAACAGAACCATTAGTAGGTGGGATACCCACATCAATAAAGTCTGCCATAGTTCCATTATTTGCAACATTTAAATATAGTCTTGCGTTACCAGAAAGAGCTCCAGAAGCAGATACTGTAGCAACTAACTCACCTATCTCATAACTTGCTACATTTCCTGTAAGAGCAGCAATACCGTTTTCAACTCTATTACCAATGCCTACACGAGTAAAATTTCCACCTACAGGAGATGATTTAACATGAACAGAATCTGAAATATAAAGTGCATTTGTTGTCTCACTTCTGAATAACATACCATCTTGCTCACCAGTAGCTACTCCTGAAATAGTAATATTTTGCCCAGAAGGAATAGCTTTAGATTTAAAGTTGGTCAACAACGAGCGCAAGGACGTATTAAAATTCGTCCTTGAGTTATTTAGTGAGGTTCCAGCAGTTGGTTCAACGTAGGTGTTTGAGTCAACAGTTGCCATTAAGTTATACTCCTATTGCCGTTACTTGTACTTGTATGGATTGATTTGTAGGTGCCAAAGCATTATTCTCAATATCATAAAGTCTAAAAGAAACGCTGTCTTTTGTGCCTGTAGTTACTACAGCTGTTTGTGCAGTAGCTGTGTCTATTGCCTGTATTGTAACGATAGGGCGGTTTTGAAATTCAATTGATGAGTAATCAACTGCTTTAGGATTTCCGTCATAAGTTACAGTATCTTCAAAGATGGATTGTTCTTTTTCTATAGTATACCTAAACTTATCGATTGTAAAGTCAAATTCATCTGGCTTTGAATTGTTAACAATAAATTTTATTTGGAAGTGTCTGAAGGTTCTTGTTCCTGCCTCATAAGGAATAAACCCTTCATTCACACTTGAACCTGTAAAAGCAGCGACATTAACGTTACCATTAGCAAATTTAACAATATTGGCATCTTCTGAAGAGGTTCTAATGAATGTTTGAGTAGTTAAAGAACCAATTGATCCTACATAAGTACCAACACCACCTGGATCGCCCCACTGATTTAAATCAACTAAGAAGTACGAACTTCCTGCAGCTGACAAGTTAGCCATAGTGTTACCACCAGTAGATACTCCATTTGCAAAATATGTTTCTCCGAGTGCAATTGTATCAGCATCAATTGTTCCCGCTATAAGAGCAAATACATTTGCATTTGAAGTATCATTTGTAAAGTTTCCATGCATATGAATAGCATATACGTTGCCAAAGCTATCTCCACTCATCATAGTTTCATTATTTGCGTCATATCGGAAATTAAGAGAAGCACTGTTAGAGAAACCAAGAATATGTCCTATTCCCCCAAAACTAGAATCCTTAAGAGTTCCCGCAGAAGTTGCTTCAGTAACACTTTCAGTAATATGTTCATGCTGGTCGTTCCAGGTAGTTTCTACTACCTGACTACCTTCAATATCAATTAAAATTGATCCAGTTACAACAGTCCCAAAGTCTCTGACTTGTGTAATATAAGTAGCAGTAGCATCAGCTAATAGATCTGTAGGCGCTCCACCAAGAGCTGAAAATCCTGTGGAAGTGCCGTTTGCATTATCAACTAGTGAGGTAGGTAGAGCAACAACAGCAGTACCTCCTGTATTTGAATTAGCGAAGGAAGGAAAATTAAACTCTCCAGCGTTAGTATTAGTAATATCTGTAAAGTTAGCAGAAGGATCGTCTTCATTAAATGCAGCTACAACAGTTGAGCGTTTCGGTCTTGTGGTAGTAAGAGAGATAGCAACAACATCATCAGAAAAATTACCGCTAGTATCTCTAGTTCTAGCTAAATAGGTAAACTCTCCAAAAATATCAATTGGAATTGATTTTCTAGTAACACCAGCAGCAACACTAACAAAAGGAACCGCTGCAATGAAGTTTTCTATAGTTGCAGCAAGACTTCCCTGTATTCTTCTGATAACAACCTCTTTCAAATCTAGATCGGTAAGTTCGTCATTAGTTCTACTGTATTCCCAGAATAGAGAAATTTGATCGCTCTGTTGTCCTCCAGTAAAGTTAAACACATTTGCTGGTTTGGCACTTTTACCTATAATTGATTTAGTTACAGTAGTCGTAAAACCTCGTATATTTTTGTTTAAAGGAGTAATTCTAAAAGTTAAAATATTAGTTTCAGCAATAGGTCCTCTGTTTATACCACTAACAGTGAATCTTATTTTACCATCACCTTCAACACCTGCAGCAGATACTTTTGCAGTGTTAAAGGATAGTAAGTCAGTACCTCCATCATCAGTCCCTACAGCTCCGACATTATCAAGTTTATAGGAAATTTCATAATCTGTTACATCTTGACCTTCAATATGATCAAAGAATAAAGTCGCTCTAACAGCAACTCCAGAGTTTTGCTCTCTATAGAGTGATTCAGTAACACCGACTCCAGTCACTTTGCGAATAGGTAAGGCACTAATAGCAATATTCTTTTCAACAAAAGGACTAGTCCTTTGTCTGTTATTAATATTTCTGGCTTTTACGGAAATTATCCCAGGACTAACGTCTGAGATTTTTTGGTCTTCAGCAATAAATACTCTCTCATAGTCTGAGCTTACTAAAAGATCATATACACCATTATTAGCTAATCTAAAGTTACCAGGATAGATTGATTCGTCATAGTCTAGGGTGCAGGTATTTGCAGAGACATTATTAATTATCCCTGTAGGGTTTGGAGATATATTTGTTAGTGCTACCCCAGCTAAATTACTTTCGGGAGTAGTTCCAAACTCTACTCTATAAACAGAATTAGCAGTTAATGCTGCATTATAACTTGCAGAAGCAGGATCATAGCTTGTATTAATAATTGGAAAAGTTGTTCCAGCACTAGTCTGAACATTATCACCAACCTCAATCGCTGGAACAGTGTAGTGATCTAACTCAACAACAAAAGAAGTATCCCCACTTTGTACCTGATACTCTACATTATCTCTAAATGTAGTGTTTTTATTGAGAGTAAACTGACCCTCGGACTTTTGAACACCGTCTACATAAAATCTCATAAAATTTTTATCACGTACTCTAACAGGTAGATCTATAAACTGAGAGGTACCTGTAGTAGCAGTTATAGTATTTTGGAATCTTATTTCTCTTTCACTACCGCTTACATAAAAAGAATTATTCGCGTAAAAACGAGCGTCTAAAAGTTGATTGATAGTTATATAAAAAGGTGCTGGAGGTAGATGCTCTGTTAAAAAAGAAGAACCTGCTAAACTATTTTCAATATCTAAAGTATCGCTGGTTTTATCAAAAGTAACAATATTTGCAGAAAAACTTACTAAATCGGAGGCAAACCCAATAAAGTTTTTCTCACTATTGATTGTTGCTTTTTCTTTAAGTGGTACAGTAACAAAATCTAATCCTTTAAGTCCTTGAAAAGAACTATCATTAACTTCAAGTATGTGCTTTGCGAAATTTAGATCATGAGCTACGTTTAATCCCTCAACTACTAATCTTACGTTACTTGTTCCGTCTCCATTATCTATACTTGAATAAGCATTACATAGAAGTTTTATTTCACCAGCAAAACTTTGGAAACCATTTTTACCTACAAGCACTGCGGGTGTAATGCCGTCAGTTAGTACACTTGCGTTATCTACTGTCAAACTAAGAACACTTTGGTGAGAGTTATTTATTAAAGTACTACCTTCAGGAACTGCAACAAAATATTCAGTTTTAAAAGTTTGTTGATACCCAAGACGATCAGTTTGGTTATTCACGAGAACATCATAAACTACAGAACCATCTAATCTTCGTCTTGGACTCGATACTAAAGAAAAACCTGGAGTTGGAGGAGCACTAAAACCACTTTCGATATCAATATATGCTGTAGGGGTATAATCTATAAAACTATCGGAATCAGTGTAAACATTAGATACATACTCTTTAGCAATTAGATTAACTTCTTCTGATTCAGTTTCTCTTTCAATATTAGAAATTGTGAATAGTTTACCTGCTTTATTAGTGTAGAAATTGCCTGGATTTTCCCACTCACCTATACTCCACAAATCTCCTTTTTTGGGAACGTTATTAGAAGTAAAAGTAGTATAAGAATCTATTGCCTTAGTAATAGGATTATATCGTCCAGTAACAGTAACATTTGCTTGGTCAAAACCTAATGAAATATTATCTGTTGCGGATAAAACAAAGTTAGTATTACTTAAAATATATAAATCTACTCTATCATCATCGGTTGAAATCACTCTAAGAGCTAATGGTCCAGAATTTGCAGTAAAGTCAGTACTTCGTAAACTTGGATTAGTAAAGTGCTCTAGTAATACATTAGACTTATTAGAAGCAGTTGAAGAGTCTCCTAATACTTTACCACCAAAACCGTAGTTGATTCCGGTTAAATTCTGAGAGACAGAGACGATATCGCCAGGAGATAAGCTTAGAGCTTCAGTAGAGGTAGTAAAAGCGAGCACTCTTCTAAGATATTTTGAGGCAGCAATCTGATACTGAGCAAACCGTAATGCTTGACTTCTACGGGTTACTCCTGCTAAGTCAAGCGAGATAACATTCTCAATAGTACTTCTATCACTTCCATCATTAGCATCTTGAGCATCGACACGTGCTACTTCTCTTTTATAGTGATTAGTAGGTTCGATGTAGCTTATATCTACTCCTGTAGTTAAATCGCTCTCTCTTCCTCCACTTACTTGGAACGTTCCTTGTTTAATATTAGTTTCATTAAAAACCATGACAGGCAATTGATCCGGTAAGTCAACAGCTAAAGAAATTTTCCCAAATGAGTGAACAATAGTACCTCTAAAAGAGGCAGCAAGAGAGTTAAGTACTTCTATAGTTGGTTGTTGATCAGAAATGATAGTATCACAGATAAATCGTCTTTCTAAGACGTTGGTACCAGTAGGAATTCCTACCAAAGTATCTCTCACTGATGTAAACTGATTTTTTGGTTTATGTCTAAATGACCCGTCTGCCTGACCAGATACACCTATAAAGCTACCTGTAACTGAATCACATGCATCACAATATTGTGCGACTTGATAAAACTTGTATTTATCAATATTATCTTCTGGTATGCCTAGTCCATAAGAAGTATTAGTAAGAATATCATAAATAACCCAAACA